AGTAGTTCCAAATCTGATTGAGTTACAATCGTAATAGCTAGAATAGGAGATAAAACATGGCAATATCACGATCACAACTAGTTAAAGAACTAGAGCCAGGTCTGAATGCACTATTCGGCTTGGAATATAAAAGGTATGAAAATCAGCACGCTGAGATTTATACTACAGAGTCATCTGACAGAGCTTTCGAAGAGGAAGTAATGTTATCTGGCTTTGCAAACGCACAAGTGAAAGGTGAAGGTGCAGGCGTATCTTTTGACGAAGCACAAGAAACTTTCACAGCTCGTTACACTCACGAGACCATTGCTTTAGCGTTCGCAATCACTGAAGAAGCGATTGAGGACAACTTGTATGACAGAATTTCTTCTCGTTATACAAAAGCTTTAGCAAGATCTATGAGCAATGCTAAACAAGTAAAAGCAGTACAACCTTTAATAAATGGTTTGCCTTCAACAGCAACATTTAAATCAGGTGATGCAAAAGCATTGTTTACAACAAACCACCCTACAGTAGCAGGTACTTTTTCAAATACCTTAACTACTCAGGCTGATTTGAACGAAACTTCGTTAGAACAGTCACTAATTGACATTGGTAAACTGACTGACGAGAGAGGTCTTAGAGTTGCAGCAAGAGGAGTGAAAATGATCGTTCCTTCGGAAAACCAGTTTACAGCTGAGAGATTAATGAAATCTCAAGGTAGAACTGGAACAGCTGACAATGATATAAACGCAATCGCATCTATGGGTATGATTCCTCAAGGATACAGAGTGAACAACTACCTAACTGACAGTGATTCGTTTTACATTTTGACAGATGTACCAAATGGAATGAAAATGTTTCAAAGAGCTCCATTGACAACTGCAATGGAAGGTGATTTCGATACTGGAAACGTTAGATACAAAGCTAGAGAAAGATACTCGTTTGGAGTATCAGACCCTAGAGGTATTTACGGCGTTGAAGGTGCGTAATTAATCTATTTTATGGGGCCGCCTCAAAACGGCCCCATTTATCAATACAAACTGGTGAGAATATGAAAAGATTTAGAATCCAAATATATGCTTATAAAATGCAGGCAGACTTTATTGTTGAAAGTTTGGATGGTCCCATTGATATAGAAGACGCAATCATTGACAGATTGGGAAAAAATGATATAAAGTGGGAGTCTCTTGGAGAAATGCATGATCCGAGAGTAAACAGAATAACCTATGAGGAGGTTATAAATGGAGATGCAACAACATCTAAACGACCTTTACACGAAGAAGAGAGGTCTGGACCTAGAATGGGAGCAGGAGCATCTTAATGAGGGTAGATATACTCTCAACATGGTTAAGATTGACAGAGCTGTCAGGGAAGTAATTAGCCATATAAAACTTGCAGAAGCTAAAAAAGAACATCTGCAAAATAGAATAGACGATGCTGCGCCCGAAGTTTCTGTAGCTACTTAGTAAAAAGCTACATCGTTGGAAAAAATCAATCCACATCACAGGCTCTCTTGCGCTCTATATAAAATTGGTGTATAGTTTTATTACTATACAATTAATTAGAACATAGACCCGTATAGTGGACGGCCTAGAGACTATGTTCGGAAAAACTAGGAGGATACAATTATGGCTTCAACAACGTTTAACGGACCGGTACGTTCGGAAAAAGGTTTCCAGGTTGCAACTAAAAATGCAACTACGGGAGCAGTAACAACTAGAATGAGTTCAGGTATGCCTGACTTAACTGGTTTGTCTATCTCAGATGTAGCAACAGCATCTACGCTAACTTTAGCGGCTGACACTATATCAGTGGTAAATTATACAGGTGCAGCGGCATGCGCAGCAACTTTGCCTGCAGCAACACAAGGAACTGTTGTTATTTACTGTCAGTCTAAAGACACTACTGGCGGAACAGCAACTTTATCTTTTGATTGCGCTGGTTCAGATGCATATGCAACTGGTTCAGTAATTGAATCAAGAGGTTCATCTGAAGTAACTTTTGATACTTCAGCATCTGGTGAAACTTTATTAACTTTCACACCTGCTAACGCAGCGACAAACCTTTTAACAACAGCTGGACAAATAGCTTTCATTTGTTATGAAAAAGGTACATGGCACATTGCAACATCATTAGCTAGAGAAACTACTCAAACTACTGGTGCATTTGTATTTGCGTCGTAATTAATAATTAACTCGGGGCGCCTGGTAATGCAGGCGTCCTTTAAAAGGAGGACAAAAACATGGCAGACACAGTATTAAATACAACTGTATTTGACGGATCAAAAAAACTTATCACTCACTACAATGTAGTTTCTGATTCTTCGGGAGGCACAACTAAAATAGTTGATGTTTCTGCATTAGCATCAAATAATGGTAAAACTTGCAAAACTGTAAGACTTAATAAAATTAATTTTAACATTTCAGTAACAGCACAGGTTGATGCAATTAGAATGTTATGGGATGCTGACACAGATGTAGTATTTCAAACATTAAACGGTGAAATGGAATATGACTATTCATCTTTTGGTGGATTAAAAAACACTGAAGCAACAGGTTTTACAGGAGATGTTAACGTCACATTACCAGCTTGTACGAATGGAGATTCAGCTACAATTGTTTGTGAATGGATTAAAATTTACGATTCGTAGGAGTTAAATGGCTAATACAACTTCGGGAACAGCAACGTTTGATAAAACTTTTGCTATTGATGAAATAGTTGAAGATGCTTTTGAACGTTTAGGATTGCAAAATGTTGCGGGTTATCAATTAAAATCTGCAAGAAGATCTCTTAATATCTTATTTCAAGAATGGGGTAATAGAGGTATTCACTATTGGGAAATAGATGAAGTTAATTTAGATTTAATTGAAGGACAAGCAGAATATGATTTTTTTAGATCTAGTGATGATGGCACAAGTGCTACGTCTACTCCTAATGGAATCTATGGTATGTCCGATGTTCTTGAAGCACAGTTAAGATCAAATAGAACACAAACAACACAATCAGATTCACCTATGACAAAAGTAGATAGATCTACTTATGCAGGGTTCTCTAACAAATTGTCTAAAGGAACACCTAATCAATATTGGGTAGAAAGATTTATTGATAAAGTTAGAGTACACGTTTATCCAACACCTGACTCTACAAATGCATCTAAAGATATGCATTTCTACTACATAAAAAGAATACAAGATGTAGGAGATTATACAAATGCAACAGATGTACCATTTAGATTTGTGCCTTGTATGGTTGCTGGTTTGGCTTTTTATCTTTCACAAAAATTTCAGCCACAGCTAACTCAACAAATGAAATTATATTATGAAGACGAATTAGCAAGAGCTTTAGCAGAAGATGGTTCAGCTTCTAGCACATATATTACACCTAAAGCTTATTATCCAGGAGCATAATGCCAAAGTACGCAACAGGTAAACACGCAAAAGCAATATCAGACAGATCTGGTATGGAGTTTCCATATAAAGAAATGGTTAGAGAATGGAATGGTGCATTTGTTCATGTTTCAGAATTTGAACCCAAGCAGCCACAACTAGAACCAAAACCGATGTCAGCTGATGCTGTATCTTTAAGACGTGTTAGACCTGCTAGAACAGAACCAGAGGTGACTGTAAGAATAGTTGATAATGGTTTTGAAACTTATGAAGCTGGATCTAGAATTATAAATGTTTTGTCTCCAGGACATGGTTTAACAAGTGGCACAACATATAGATTTAGAGGTCCACCAACAACGTCTCCAGGCACAGGAAGTTTTGCATATTCTAATCCACAAGATTTTGATGGAATTACAGGTGCAAACATTGCAAAATCAGCAGGATATGCAATTACAACTGGTTTATATGTAAGTGGAGCAACGGTAACAAGTGATTACGCTACATCTAATTATTTTCATTTTACAGTTGATACAGATACTGCTACAAAAGGAGGAATAAAAGGGGGAGGTTATGGTTGTTCAGCAGGGCCCGTAACAATAGAAGCATGATTAAATTTATAAAAAAATGGATTTGTAAAATATTTCACATTAAACAATGTAAATGTGAAGAGAAGAATGAAGTTGGACAAAAAGGACTTCCAATAATAAATGAAACTGCAAAAGAAAAAAAGATACGAGAAAAACATAAAGGAGAATCTAAATAATGGCTGGATTAAGTGCATCAGGATTAAAGACTCAAATAAAAAGTTACACAGAAGTTGACTCTACTGTTTTATCAGACAGTGTTTTAGAAAATATTATATTAAATGCTCAATATAGAATATTTAGAGATGTGCCTATCGATGCAGATAGACAACAACAATTAGGTAATTTTGTAGCTGGACAAGAAAGTATTAATGTTCCAGCAGGAGCCGTATTTGTTAGAGGTGTGCAAGTTTATGATACTGCTGGATCTGAAATTACAGGAGCTAATACATGGTTAGAGAAAAAAGATTATACTTACTTACAAGAGTATCAAGATATTACTGGCACGTCTGCAGCTCAAGGAAAACCAAAATACTATGCGATGTATGGAGGAGCAACGGGAGAAGCTGACACTACATCTGGTCGTATTATCGTAGCTCCAGTTCCAAATACTACTTACAGATTTAGAATACATTTTAATAAAGCTCCAGCTTTATTAGAAAATAACGACACTAATTACATCAGTTTAAACTTTCCAAATGGGCTATTATATTGCTGTCTATCAGAAGCATACGCCTTTTTAAAAGGCCCTATAGATATGTTGACTTTGTATGAAAATAAATATAAACAAGAGGTACAGAAGTTTGCTAACGAGCAAGTTGGTAGAAGACGAAGAGATGACTATACAGATGGCACTGTTCGTATACCAATTGAGTCAGCAAACCCTTAATAGGAGATAAAATATGGCAATTACATCGGCAATATGTTCAAGTTTTAAACAAGAACTCTTACAAGGAAAACACAATTTTAGTTCGTCTAGTGGAGATACTTTTAAAATAGCTTTGTTTACTAGTTCTGCATCTTTAGGGGCTGCAACAACTGATTATTCAACTTCAAATGAAATTACAAATACGTCTGGTACAGCTTACACAGCGGGTGGTGCATCATTAACAAATTCTGGTGTGTCTTTATCTTCAACAACAGCGTTTACAGATTTTTCAGATGTATCATATTCTTCTGCATCTTTTACAGCAAACGGCGCTATAATATACAATACAACAACTGGAACAGGCACAGGTACGACTGATGCGGTTGCTGTTATTGCATTCGGAGCAGACAAAACTGTATCTTCTGGTACTTTTACAATCCAATTCCCAACAGCAGACGCAACCAACGCAATCATACGATTAGCATAAGGAGGGACTCCTTATGGCATCAACCTGGGGCAATAACACTTGGGGAGCCAATTCTTGGCAATCTGATACTATTACTGTTTCTATAACAGGATTATCTGTAACTTCATCTTTAGGTTCAGTAGAAGCTTTTAATGAAGCGGGATGGGGATCAGATGGATGGGGTGAAGATGGTTGGAACGGTTCTTTTAACGTAACATTAACAGGTCAATCTATAACTACAGCTGTAGGTGAGATAGCAGCATTTTCAGAACAAGGATGGGGTAGAGATACGTGGGGATCAGAACCATGGAATGCTAATACTGATCCTGCAATTAATGTAGATGGTTTTGAAATAACTTCTTCTCTTGGAACAGCAGATGGATTTAATACAGAAGGTTGGGGACGACAAGCTTGGAACAACTCAGGTTGGGGAGTTGATTATGCAGTAGAACCAACCGGAGTGTCAGCAACTTTTTCAGTTGGAACTGTATCTGCTTTTGATACGACAACCGTTGAAGTTTCAATGCCTCAACAAATAGATGCGCTTCAAGGAAGTGCTACTGTAGATTTAGTAACACCTGCAACCTTAACAGGTCAATCTATAACCTCTTCTGTTGGAACAGTTGTTGCAGAAAACTTTGCTGGATGGGGAAGACAAGCGTGGGGTAATTCTGGTTGGGGTGTTGCTTATACTGTAGAGCCTGTAGGTGTATCAGCAACATTTTCTATAGGCAGCGTAGCTGCAGGAGATATTCAAACTGTAGAATTAACAGGTCAATCTATAACTTCATCTGTTGGAGAAATATCTCCTGCCGATGTTGTTGGTTTAACTGGTTTATCTATAACTTCTACTGTTGGTGATTTAGAATATGAAGGAACTTTAGTTGGTTGGGGTAGAGATGGCTGGGGAGAACAGTCGTGGGGTGAAGCTAACAGTGTTGTATTAACTTTAACTGGTCAATCATTTACTTCTTCTGTTGGATCTACAACAGTAGCAGACATGGCAGTTGGCTTAACAGGTCAATCCTTTACTTCTTCTGTTGGATCACTAAGTCCTGCAGATGTTGTTGGATTAACTGGGCAATCTTTTGATGCATCAGTTGGATCTATAATTCCTGCTGATGTCATAGGTTTAACAGGTCAATCGATAACATCTTCTGTAGGATCAATATCTCTTGCAGATATGGCGATTGGATTAACTGGTCAATCATTTACTTCTTCTTTGGGAGATGTTTCAATATCTTCAAATCCAATAGTTATACCTACTGGTATTTCTATGACATCTACTGTTGGAAATATAAGTCCTGCAGATGTTATGGGCTTAACAGGTCAATCGTTTACTGCCTCTGTTGGATCTCCAACTATAGCGGATATGGCAGTTGGTTTAACTGGAATTTCAGCAACTTTTACATTAGGAAATGTTACAACAATTCCAATTTACGGACCTGTTGACACGGGCTCAAATACATCTTATAGTAATGTATCAACAGGATCGAACGATAGTTATTCTGATGTAAGTTCTGGGTCAAATACGTCTCATAGTAACGTATCAACAGGATCAAATAGTTCGTATTCAGATGTTGCAACTGGATCAAATACAAGTTATACTGACGCTGCATAGGAGATAAAAAATTATGGCTTCAACATATACGCCTCTTGGTATAGAGAAACAAGCAACCGGTGAAAACGCTGGTACTTGGGGTACAAAAACTAATACTAATTTAGAAATAATTGAACAATTAGCAG